TGCTGATGGTGGTGGATATTATGATGGTATGAGAGTTGATATAAATGCTGAATTTTTTAACTTTAATAACATATATTTAGAAAATGAAAGCCATGGTTTTGGTCTATCTGGCGTATACATATATGACTATAACAAAGTATATAATTCAGTCACCGGAAATTATATCAGTATTGGATATAGTGGAGCAGAAACTCATGGTGGTGCTTTTGTTGATGAAAATTTAATATACCAAAGTATTTTTGATATTAAGTATGATAAAGCTAAACATTCATTCCCATGGGGAGCACAGAATCAAAAACAACACTTTAGCCATAATATCTTATTTGATTCTGTTTATGTAGTTGATGATGAAGATTTACAATCTTACACCATAGATACAAATGGAACTTATTGGTCAAATAATTCATATAATTCAAATGTCTTAATCAATACTAACATATACAATTCTCATGAAATTGTTTCTATTGCAAGTAAAAAAGCACTTAGTGACTTTATTTCAATGGACTTCAATTTCTATGAAAATAAAGATGGTGATGAGTTTATAGGCTTTGATACTGAAGAGGAAGCTGATACTGTATTAGCTGCTATTAATACTATATTAGCACCATATACTAATATGTCTAATATTACTTGGGGTAGTTTATATAAAAACAAAATTTATGGAAAAAATACTTGGATAGTTACATTACAGTCATTTTCTTACTATACTGAAGACCCTGGAGTAAAAACACAAGGAGAGGCTTTAGAAAATAGTTTCATGACTGCAGCTCCATATGTAAAAAGAAGTGGTATTAGAAGAGAAAAAAGAAATTCAGTAAATAATGTTAAAGCTGGTATTAAAAACTCTGAATCTGTTGTAAGTATTGGTACTGATAATGAACTTTCTGCAACTGTTTCTACACACATCTTTGGTTTCAACAATAACCTTACTGGTGCAGAAAATTCAGTTATTATTGGTAATCACAACTATGAATTTATTACTCCAATGTCATATGCTGGTAAAACTATAGAGGAAGCAAGTGAAATTAGTGGTAATAGACCAGCATTATATGATACAGTAATTCTTGGTTCCAATAACACTGTTTCTTCTAATGCAGTTTCTGGTGAAACCGATTATGAAAATTTAAATACAATAGCAAGAAACGTTTATATTGGTTTTAATAATGATATTTTAATCAATAAATTAGTTACTGATAATTATGTAATTGGTAACAATAATGATGTTCTTGATGGTAAGAATCTTTATAGAAACAAGATAATTGGTCTTGATAACACAATTAATAGTAACTTCAGTGATTGTAATGTTATTGGTGGTCATAACCAATTAGTTAATAATACAGAAGGTATATTTGAAAATAATACTATTCTTGGCATGTATAACCTTGTTAAGTTTGGTTCTAACTCTACTTTGATTGGACATCATAATATTGCTGATGGCTATAATGGTGTAGCAATTGGTGAAGGACTTTCTGCAACTAATTCTCAGGTTGTTATTGGTCGTTTTAATGAAGCATTACCTGGAACTGATGATAGAGATGGTTTTGATGTAACTGCTGGTGCATTATTCATTGTTGGTAATGGTCATCATGATGATACAAATAATGATTTTGCTAATCCAACACGTTCTAATGCAATGGTTGTTTCTGCTGATGGTACAGTTTCTGCAAGAACTTATAAAGCAGATCCTGACACTCCGCTCGGTAAGTTATTTGACTTCTTAACTACTGCAACATTAGGAAATGGATCATTAACTTGGAATGGTACTACTTGGTCAATTAGTTAATTTAAATTAAAATAAAAATAAAATCGTTCTAGCAATAGGACGATTTTTTGTTTAATAAATATTACATGAAGTTAAGTGTAGCAATAACAAGTCATAATCAGACTGAACAATTAGCAAAGACTATCTATATATTAAATGAACAGACTGAAAAACCTGACAATATTTTCTTGCTTATTGATGGTAAGAAAGATTTAGACATTTATAAAAATGTAACTGTAATTAATAATACAGAAAATCCAGGAAGATGTAATAATAGAAATTCTGTTATCCTTCCATTTTTAAATAGTGATTCTGATGCATTAATTTTTATTGATGGTGACTCATGGCCAAAAGATAAAAAGTTTATAAAGAATTATAAAAAATTACTTAGCAAATATGATTTAGTATTTGGAACAAGACGTCATACATCAATCGATAATATTACATTACCTGCTTCTGACTTATTGACTGCCAATATGGATGAATTATGGCAAGGTAAAGAATTAAATTATAATGATTTAAGAGTTACTTCTGGTGCAGTAAAAGCATGGAATAATGCAAAATCATTTTATGAAAAAGTTGATCTTATGTTAACTGGCATGATTGGTTGGTCTTGTAATTTTGGTATTACAAAAGCTGGATTATTGAAACATTTGGAATTTATGAAGCATGAATATAACCTCGAAAATGCACTATTTGATAGTAAAGCATTTTCTAAAGGATGGGGTTATGAAGATGTTGCAATGGGTATCGATGCAATATATGCTGGTTTAGAAGTAGGTATTTCAGAAGATATTGAAATAATGCATCAAGCACATGAAAGAACAGATGGATTATTTGACCATATTAAAGGTCGTCATATAATAATGGAAAGATATAGAAATCTTGAACAATTAAGACTATAAATATTAATATGGATAATATAACTAGTAGAACAAACTTTTTAAATAAAGAATTGGTCGATAATATTGCCCAATATGACTTAGGTTCTTTCTTCCAGGATGGATATGACTTTGGTAAAGAATCTTATCTATTTGTAAGAAAAATGGATGAATGTCGTCCAGATATTATTTCATATCGTGCATACGGGACACAAAACTATTGGTGGTTTATCTGCTGGTATAATGGTTATATGGATATTTGGAATGATATTACAGAAAACCAAGTCGTTAAATATCCAGATTTACAGAAAGTAAGAGACTTTCTAAAGTGGCGATTAAGTAAGACAAAAGATAATAGAAATAATACTAAAAAATAAAAATACCAGTATAAAATACTGGTATTTTTGATTTGACCCTAAATATGGAGATTTTTAGGTGTTTTTAAAGTCCATTTACCATCGGGATAATCTTGTTATCACCAGGCATCATATTCGGTAACTGACCATTCCACTTTTCAATCCACTTGAGCATCAAGTATTCCTTACCAGATTGGGATTTCAATGTTGCCATCTTAATTGCCATTTCTGTAGAATCAGCTCTTGCCTTTGCGACCTTCTGTTCATTCTGATATTCAATCTGCTTAAGAACGTTCTTTTCTTTCAATGCCTTCTGTTCTGCAACCTGCTTTTCTTCAATAGCAGAATCAAATGCCTGAGAGAAACTGAATGCTGTAATCGTAAAACCATCAACAATAATATTAGCATTTGCGGAATCAAGTTTAGAAGTCAATGCTGATTCCATACGTGCTCTAATTTCCTCTCGCTTCTGTAACATCTCTTCAGGAACATATTGTGGAGTTACACCAGTAATAGTTTCCTTAATCTTTGGCTGCAAAATAGTTGCTATATAATCACGACCATATGTTGAATAAAGCTTACCAACCGCAGCAGGATTTACGTGATAGTTAACGTTAACTTCTACCTTTACAGTCTGCAAGTCCTTAGAACCAGATTCCAACCGCATAGTTTCAAGCTGAGTCTTAACTGGAATTCCAATAACTTCTTTCGTAAAGACGTTATAAAAATGAAGACCAGGTTCAAAAGTTTCGGAATACTTACCAAATTCCAAAACAACGCCTCTCTCTGTTTCATCGACTGTCGTACATCCCGTAAAGAGTGCAAACGCCAACATAATGAAGATTGAATAGATTTTTTTCATAGATATTTTTCCTTTTTGTTAAATGTTTGACCTAAATATAACATTTTTCAAAATAATTGTAAACCCCTAAACTATAAATAATAAAAGAATACTATTGGGACACGAAACTTATGGAATTTTTAGATTATAAACAAGAAGTCGAAAAAATTATGGAAAGAAAGGCTAAGCATCTCAATAAAGATGTTAAACTTAATATGGAAAAAATGTTTGAAGCTTATATTAATGACGTTAACCCCATTGATTTTATTCGTTCTTCTATCTCACTTAATGAGAATTCTCAAAATAATGAATTTTCAAAATATTATAATAAAATAGTAAGAAATGTCAGAACTTTTGGTTATAATATAATTAAAATGCCAAGAGAACTGATGGAATCTGTTGTTAATTTTTACAATGAAGGCTATAATGCAATGGTCCCAACAAATTATTGTCTTGAACAACTTAAAAAGAATACTATAAAAGTCGATAAGAAAAAGGCTGATAATATATTGTTGAAAAATCAGCTTTTATTATTAGTTCACGATATTGATAATTGTGCCTTAAAAGGTGTCGAAGTCACTAAGACTGAAGCTTTTGCTGTTTTAAAAATTAAAATCTTTGAAATGCGTAATGAAATAAATACAGATGTCAAGAGTTATATTAAGCAGTTAAATAAATATTTCGCTCCATACGTGCGCCAGAATGTCGATAATGGTTCCAGGATAGATATACTAGGGTATTCAGTAAATCAGCGTTCTGTATATGCTACGGTCAAATTAAAGATAGATTTTATTGACTCTGATGGATTTAAGAATAATCAGTTCAGCGCAAAGGAAACAGTTAATATAATTAAGATGTATATTGAAATTTTCAGAACTTTTGCTGAACAGTATCAAAGTGTAATTTAATAGGTGACAAATGCTTGATTTTTTAGAAAAAGATAAAAAACATAGAAATTACTCTAAAGTAAAAAATTTTGATAAAAATGCACCAATAACATCTGAAGTTATTTTAATAACAAAAGCATATAAAGAATGTGATATAGATGCATGGGTTGAACATTATTTAAATTGGTGTGGTTTTAACCATGTTATTATTATAGATAATGGAACAACATGTTGTAATATTCAAGAAAAATTTAATGGAAATGATAAAATTAGTGTAATAGAAATGCCATCTAAATTTTTTAATATGCAGCAATATTTCTATAATAGATTTGCAAATAATAATATTAAATATACTTATCAGTTTTTCTGTGATGATGATGAATATTTATGGTTTGATAAAACAAAGTATTCTAATATAAACAACTACTTAAAACATTTAAACGATAATGATGTTTATCAATTCGGTGTTCCAAGAGTAAATATTTCTTATGAATCTTCTCGTACTCCTGAAACAAGGCAAGGTCCGATGATTAATGAATGCAAATATGTTAGTGAAGATTATTATAAGGAAGTTCTTGTCAGTATAAAACCATTTATTCATACAGCAATTAAAACACAGATTTCTAATATAAGTTTTTCATATCCTCATTTTATTAATAACTATAATATAATATTACCAAATAATTCAGAATTTAATCCAAGAGTTGATGGAACGAAAGTAAAATATAAAGTTTCTGATTCTGATATTAAACTTTTCCATTATTACCACCGTTCATTAGAAGAATGGAATGAAAAAATGAATAGAACTAGGATTGACTGTTTACCAACTATGAAATATAAAGATTATCCTACTGGTAAATCAACAGAATATCCGAAAAAAGAATATACAAAATTATTAAATCCATTTAATCGATAATAAAAAAATCACCTTTAAAGGTGATTTTATTTTTATCTTAAGAAACCGTCCATCCAAAGTTCATATAGTTTTGAAATCGGTTCCGTTAATTCGATTCCTTCTTCAGATCGAACTGTTATTTTATGTTCTCCAGTTAAACAAGCATATTCCTGTTGGAACATCTGAATACCAAAGTCTCGAATCATTCTCTTCTTCCATGCTTCATCTCTTCCAGGAATTTCATACCACTGAATCTTTGCAGGAACATAAGAACTTGCACCAGAAATTGCTTTCATCCAGATGTTATAAAATTCATTCATACCATGCGGGGTAGAAATAAGAATCATCATAGCATCCTTTCTACCAGATTGGGTAGGGAAAACAGACTTAATAAAGTCCTTAGCTTCTTCTTCAGGCAAGAACGCAAATTCGTCGACAAGCATCAAGTCAACAGATTTACCTCTAATAGCAGAAGAACCAGAAGCAGCACAGAATATCTTAGTTCCATTATCAAAACCGATACTTTCTTTTGACCAACCACCTCTATCAGGATTAATTCCCTGTTGTAACCAAAGTGGAAGTTTCAAAATAGCAGAACGAATACGAAGCATAATTTCTTTTGCTTGGTCTTCCTTGTTAGCCAGAACAGCAATAGTCTTATCGTTATTAAATAAAGCATACCAAAGAATATAAAGAGTTGCAATAGTAGTCTTACCACACTGACGACCCATCATAATGATTCTGTTATTTCTAATATCATTATTCTTGTCATAATATTTTGCAACAAGCATTTTTACAATTCTGTCTTGGTATTCTCTGAGTTTGATAGGAACTTCACCTTCGTCAGTCAAAATATAGAAATATTTAGAAAAATAAAAAATGTCCTTAGAACATTTTACATATTCATCCATTTGTTCTTTGGTAATCTCAATTTCTTCGAGATGACCTCTAAGTTCTGCAGTTTTTTGCCACATATCAATAAACCCATTTACAATTAATTAGATATTTCTATATTTATAGTTTATAAATACTAATATGGCAAATTATACACAACCGGGATATGATCCTAGCTTACATGGTTACTGGAAAGGAACTGCTGATGGAGCTCCTAATTTCGGTTATCCTCAAAATTATTTCTATGCAGACACAATGCGTAGTCTGTTCATCGGGTTCGAAAATTTCTTTAACGAATTGAAAGTTATTCGTTATAATAAGTTCGGAGAACCAGTCAAAACAATTAATGTTCCGATTAAATTCGGTCCAAGAAACAAGTCTCATGATTTCAGAACCGAACAGGAATCTGGTAAGAAATATTATATAAGTTTACCAAATCTTACTTATAGATTGGATAATATGCAATTTGCAACTGAAAGAGCAAAAGGCATTTATGAAACTCGTGCATTCTATAATAAGGATTTGGAAAATGCTGGATTGGTATGTGACCAACAAGATAAGTTCTGGTCTGATGTCCAACCAGTTCCATATAATATTTCTGTTTCCATGGAAGCAAACTGTGAAAAAATGACAGATGCTGAGCAGATTGTCGAACAAATTGCAGTAAGATTCCAGCCTGCTGCATTCTTTGATGTTAAGGAATTCTGGTTCTTCAATAAACGTAGAAGTATCAAGATGAAACTTGAAAACATGACATGGGACATTCAAAGCGAATCCATGGGTGAAGAAGACTGGAGACAGATTAAGGTTTCGTTTACCTTTACAATGGAAGCATTCCTTTATAAGCCGATTAAAGATGCACAAATTATTGAAAAGATTAATACATATATTACATTAAATAAGGGTGATTATCTTTATCATGCTGCAACATTTGGCAATAAAGACGGGTCTTTAACTACTCCTTATGAATTCAGTAAGATTTATCAGACTAAGGTTGGTCATACTTATATATTGAACGGT